ATTTGCCAAACAGGTTGCACTCGGTAAACCTAAGACTGAGGCGTATAGAATCGCCTACGATACTAAGGCTAAACCCCCTTCTGTCGCTAGTGATGCGTGTAAGTTATCAAAGAATCCTGATATATCCTTAATGATCGAGGCGTATAAACGGGCTTTTGAAGCGAGGGAATATCAGAAACCCGAACGATTGAGGGAGTTAGTAATACATCAACTGACAGAAATGGCACTCAATCCCGAAGTAAAGGACGCCCAACGGATCAGATCCCTAGAACTATTAGGTAAGGTGTCAGAAGTCGGTGCATTTATGGACAGGAAAGAAACCAAGATCATTCACGAATCTAGCAAGATCAAGGAACGATTGTTAGACCAACTAAAGACAATCATCAATGTAGACGCCTCAGAGATAGACGAAGGAGAAAGTTTGCTCAGGGAATTATCGGGAAACGATCCGACCGAATCAAAACCCCAAACCGAAGACCCCACCACTACCCGACCCCCCAAAAATGACCACGCCGAGCATGGGACGTATATACATAGTAATCCCAACACTCAATCCGACAATATTGACAAAACTGAAAATCACCCCTCGCAACCTACTGATTTAGAACAGGAAAAAAGTGAAGTGGAAACGTTTCCACCTACGGATAAGGTAAATACCCCCCTTAATGATGGAGAAAAGAAGGGGGTGGGGGGTACAAATTTAGGAAAAGAGGGTAAAGGCGAGGATATAGAAACACCCCCCGTCAATGTTTGGAAAGAAAAGGGGTAGGGGGGTATATTTTGGAAAAAGAAGAGTTAGCTATACACACCCTTAAGTATCTTCTTAAGAATGACAAAGCTGCCCTGCTCCGTGTAATGAGTTCGATTAAGCGGGCGATTTGGGAAGAAGAGTCTAAGTGTCTGGCAAACAGAGTAATACAAAGGGCTAAGAAATGACGCCCCGCCAACAGGATATCTATCTGATCATCGAGATGTGGTGGAAGAAGTATGGATATAGTCCTTCTATAGATGAGATCATGATGGTCTCTAAGGATAGGAGTCGGAGTAACGTTTCTAGACTGATTAACGAGTTAGTGAGTATCGGCGCCTGTAAAAAAATACCAAATAAGCGGCGGACGTTGCGGCCTTCTGGAATTAAGTTTAAGAACCTAAGCGATTTAATAGATGAATAAATTAGAGAAGTTAATTGCCCAGGCAGAGCCAGAGGAGCAAGAAGAGCTTCTTAAGATTGCCTTGGAGTACAAAGATTCTCTAATGAGAGAGAAGGCAGAGAAGAACTTTCTACCGTTTGTTAGACAAATGTGGCCGAGTTTTATAGATGGCAGACATCACAAGGTGATGGCGAAGAAATTTGAGGAGATCGTAAATGGAAAAACTAGACGCCTTATTATTAATATGCCTCCTCGTCATACTAAGTCTGAGTTTGCCTCCTTTCTTCTTCCTGCCTGGTTTTTAGGAAAGTACCCCGATAAGAAGATCATCCAGTGTTCTAATACGGCAGAATTAGCGGTCGGATTTGGACGAAAAGTCAGGAACTTAGTAGGTTCAGAGGTTTATTCCACAGTCTTCCCGAACGTAGGACTTAAGCAGGACTCCAAAGCAGCGGGGCGCTGGAGTACTAATCATGGCGGGGAGTATTTTGCTATCGGGGTCGGGGGTACGGTAACAGGTAAAGGTGCGGATCTGCTGATTATTGACGATCCACACTCCGAACAAGAGGCTGCAATCGCTGCGACTAACCCAGAAATCTACGATAAAGTCTTTGAGTGGTACTCATCAGGTCCTCGTCAACGTCTACAGCCAGGCGGAAGCATCGTGGTTGTTATGACACGCTGGGCAAAACGGGATTTAACGGGAAGAATCGTCAAGAGTTGGATTGATAAAGACGGGGAAGAGTGGGAGATTATCGACTTTCCTGCAATTTTGCCCTCTGGAAACCCATTATGGCCTGAGTTTTGGAGTTTAGAAGAGCTAGAAGCCTTAAGATTAGAGCTTCCGCTGTCAAAATGGAACGCCCAGTACCAGCAACAACCGACTTCGGAAGAAGGAGCCATCGTAAAACGGGAATGGTGGAAGCTGTGGACGGAGGAAAGACCGCCACAATGTAATTTTGTGATTCAGTCGTGGGATACCGCCTTCACAAAGAACGAAAGATCAGACTACTCAGCCTGTACGACTTGGGGTGTCTTTTATATGAACGATAATGAGAGCGATCCCAATGTTATTTTGCTAGATGCGTTCAAAGAACGGATGGAATTCCCAGAACTGAAGGAGCGGGCGTACCAATATTATATGGAATGGGAGCCAGACGCCTTCGTTGTGGAGGCAAAAGCAGCAGGTTCCCCACTAATATATGAATTAAGACAGCGTGGAATACCAGTTCAAGAGTTTACTCCCACTAGGGGGAATGATAAGATAGCTCGTATTAATTCGGTGTCAGATCTGTTTGCGTCTGGGAAAGTGTGGGCGCCAGGAAAAAGATGGGCGGAAGAAGTAATAGAAGAAATGGCAGCATTTCCTAATTCGGAACATGATGACTTGGTGGACTCCAGTACACAGGCGTTAATCCGTTTTAGAAAAGGTGGATTTATTCGTTTACAAACAGACGAACCAGACGATCCTATTTTATTTAGGCGTAAAGCAGCATATTACTAAGGAATATTATGATTGAGAAAAGTCTATACCAAGCCCCAGTAGGGATTGATGCTTTGCCTACCCCTGATATCGAGATTGAGATCGAAGACCCAGAGTCAGTCAAGATTGGGATTGACGGCATGGAGATTGAGATAGAACCTGCCGAGCCTTCAGACGAAGACTTTGATGCCAACCTTGCGGAGTATATGTCCGAAGGAGATTTAACGGAAATTGCAGGGGATTTACTGGGAGACTTTGAAGACGACATCTCAGCCCGTAAAGACTGGATCCAGACTTATGTAGATGGACTTGAACTCCTTGGTATGAAGATCGAAGAGCGGACTGAACCATGGGAAGGAGCTTGCGGAGTCTATCACCCCCTCCTGTCCGAAGCACTTGTAAAGTTCCAAGCCGAGACTATTATGGAGACTTTTCCTGCTGCGGGTCCTGTAAAAACTTTAATTGTTGGTAAAGAAACGCCCGAAAAGAAAGACGCTGCCCAGCGGGTTCAAGACGATATGAACTACCAGCTGACAGACGTTATGACCGAGTACCGCCCTGAACACGAAAGAATGATTTGGGGATTAGGACTCTCAGGTAACGCCTTTAAGAAAGTCTACTTTGATCCCGCCTTAGATCGTCAAGTGTCAATGTTTATTCCTGCCGAGGACATCGTTGTTCCTTATGGAGCTTCTAGTCTAGAGCAGTCACCCCGTGTAACCCACGTCATGCGTAAGACCGAAAACGAAGTCAAGCGACTTCAATTTGCAGGTTTTTACAGGGATGTAGAACTTCAAGAGCCTAGCGGAGCCTTAGACGAAGTCGAGAAGAAAATTGCCGAAAAGATGGGCTTTAGAGCGACTTCGGATGACCGCTACAAGCTTTTGGAAATGCACGTAGACCTAGACCTTCCAGGCTACGAAGATGAAGAAGACGGAGAAAAGACAGGGATCGCCCTTCCATATGTCGTGACGATTGAAAAGGGTACACAGACTATTCTGTCTATCCGCAGAAACTGGAGACCCGAAGATGACACCCACCAAAAAAGGAATCATTTCGTCCATTATGGATACGTGCCAGGCTTTGGCTTTTATTGTTTTGGGCTTATCCACCTTGTCGGTGCTTTTGCTAAGTCTGGTACTAGTCTTATCCGACAGCTTGTGGACGCAGGTACATTATCGAATCTGCCAGGTGGCTTTAAAACCAGAGGTTTGCGAGTTAAGGGAGACGACACCCCCATCTCGCCAGGTGAGTTTAGAGACGTAGACGTCCCTTCGGGAGCCATTAAGGACAACTTAATGACGCTTCCTTATAAGGAACCCAGCCAAGTCTTGTATTCCCTCTTGGGGACAATCGTAGAAGAAGGACGCAGATTTGCTTCCGCAGGAGATATGAAGATTGCGGATATGTCAGCCAATGCTCCAGTGGGTACGACTCTGGCAATTCTGGAGAGAACCCTAAAAGTCATGTCTGCGGTGCAGTCCCGTATTCATTACTCGATGAAGCAGGAGTTAAAACTTTTAAAAGAGATTATTCGAGATTACACCCCAGAGGAATATGACTATGAACCTGAGGAAGGCAGCCCTCGTGCGAAACAGTCGGACTATGACTTGGTCACAGTCATTCCTGTTAGCGATCCTAATGCAGCAACGATGGCGCAAAAGATCGTACAGTACCAAGCAGTACTACAACTGGCTCAAGGTGCGCCCCAGATCTACAACTTACCGCAGTTACACCGCCAGATGCTCGACGTTCTTGGGATCAGGAATGCACAGAAGCTTATCCCGTTGGAAGACGACAAAAAGCCCAAAGATCCAGTTACGGAAAACATGGATGTCTTAACTATGAAGCCACTAAAGGCATTCATATATCAAGACCATGAGTCTCACATCATTACCCATACGAACTTCATGAAAGATCCATTAACGGCTCAGGTTATTGGACAAAACCCACAGGCGCAGATGATGGCCGCAGCCTTAAATGCCCATATAGCTGAACACTTTGGATTTAAGTATCGCCAGATGATGGAGCAGCAATTAGGAGCGCCATTACCTTATCTCAAAGATGATGACGAAACTATCCCAGAGGACTATGAAGTTCAGCTTTCTAGACTGGTGGCTCAAGCCTCTGCCCAGCTACTCCAGCAGAATCAAGCTCAGGCGGCTCAACAACAAGCCCAGCAACAGGCTCAAGATCCTATCATTCAAATGCAACAACAAGAACTTCAGATTAAAGCACAGGATGTACAGAGAAAAGCTCAGAAAGATCAGACTGACGCACAGCTTAAACAGGAACAAATCAATATCGAACGGGAAAGAATTGCCGCTCAAGTAGAGATTGAAGGTAATAAGTTAGGCGTAAAAGTAGCTTCTGATAAGGACAAGCTGGATCGTTCTAGTGAGTTAGAGGCAACCAGAATGGGTATTGATATTGCTAAATCAAGGAATAAACAATGACAGAAATTGACGTTTTAATGGGTCAGATAGACGAAAAAGCTGATCAATTAAAGAATGCTGTGGTGGTTGGAAATATGGATCACATACAGTATCAACGAGTTTGCGGAGAGATTCGAGGTCTGCTCACAGCAAAGGGTTACATATTAGACCTCAAAGACAAAATGGAGAGATTGAATGACTGAATTACTAATCGGATCGACCACCGATGATGTAAACGATATTACCGTATTGCCTGAGACGGACGAAGAGAAGGCAAAACAACTACCTAAACCCTCTGGCTATCGCATTTTGTGTGCCATCCCAGATGTGGAAAAGGCATATGAAAGCGGCATCTTGAAGACAGACGAAACTGTCCGATTTGATGAACTTTTAACAACAGTTCTATTTGTAGTGGATTTAGGACCTGATTGCTATAAAGACAAAGACCGTTTTCCCAGTGGAGCATGGTGTAAAAAAGGAGACTTTGTCCTTGTGCGCCCCAACGCTGGAACTCGTTTAGTGATCCATGGGCGTGAATTCCGCATCATCAACGATGATTCTGTGGAAGGCATTGTAGACGACCCCCGTGGTATTAAACGCAAATAGGAGCTAGAAATGTCTGAAAACAAACAAGAAATGAAAGAATACACCTTTCCAGATGAGGAAAAAATCGATATCGAAGTGGAAGACGACACCCCACCCGAAGATAAAGGTAAGACCAAATCTCAACCTGAGTATGTCGAAAGTCTCGAAAAAGACGAATTAGAAGAATATTCAGACGATGTAAAGCAGAAAATCGCTGGTTTTAAAAAGATTTACCATGACGAAAGACGGGAAAAGGAAAAGGCTTTGCGAGAGCAACAAGAAGCTATTACCGTTGCCCAACGTCTTTTTGAGGAAAATAAAACCCTCAAAGGTAAAGTCAATACCAGCGAAAAGGTAGCCGTTGATTCCTTTAAGACTTCCGCAGAGCGTGAATTAGATATGGCAAAGCGGGAATATAAAGAGGCGTATGAGTCGGGTGATGCTGATAAATTAGTGGAAGCTCAGGAAAAAATGACGTCCGCTAAGATGAAAATGGAAAAAGCGTCTAATTACGCTGACAACATTAATCATCGAGCCTCTTTACAAGAACGAGAAAATGATGTAAAAATACCGCAACAGTCTGAAAAACCTGTTCGTGACCAAAAAGCTTCGGCTTGGCAAGAGCGAAACTCTTGGTTTGGTCAAGATGATGAGATGACGAGTCTCGCCCTTGGTTTGCACGAAAAGCTAGTCAAGGAAAATGGGATGGCTTATGCCACGACTGACGAGTATTACAAGCGTATTGACGAAACAATACGTAAGCGATTCCCCGAAAATTTCGAGGACGTAGAAGACGAAAAGCCTCGTTCGAAACCGAGTACCGTAGTCGCTCCTGCAAGCCGTAGCACATCTTCGAAAAAGATAAGGCTAAACACCTCTCAGCTATCGATAGCTAAGAAGTTAGGCTTAACGCCAGAGCAATACGCCCGTGAACTTTTAAAAATGGAGAATTAGAATGACTAAGAAATTAGATAGAGAATTAGAAACCCGTGCAACAAGCGAACGTCCTCAGCAGTGGGCGCCAGCAGAATTGCTGCCTGAACCCGACAAACAGGCTGGGTATGCGTATCGTTGGATTCGTACTTCAACGCTAAATCAGGCGGACCCCCGTAATCTCTCTGGGAAACTAAGAGAAGGATGGGAACCTGTAGCAATTGAAGAACAACCCAAGTTTCAACTGTTAGTTGATCCCAATAGTCGTTTTAAGGACAACATTGAGATTGGCGGGTTATTGCTTTGCAAGACTCCAGAAAATTTTGTTGCTCAACGTAATTCACATTACCAAAAGCAAGCAGAAAATCAGATGGAAGCTGTAGACAGTAGCCTTATGCGCCAAAGTGACCCAAGGATGCCGCTCTTTAAAGAGAGCAAGTCCACGACAACCTTTGGTAAAGGTTAATTTTATTTAGGAGTTTAATATGGCTTATCCAACCGTATCAGCCCCCTATGGACTAAAACCAGTCAATCTAATTGGCGGTCAGGTCTTTGCGGGGTCAACTCGTTTAATGGAAATTGCTTCGTCTAATAACGTAGGTTATGCGACAAGTATTTTT